ATACAGGTAACACAAATACAACGAACACGAAAATACAAAGGAGATAAAATATGGATTTCGAAGCGTTAAAACAATCGTCAAGTAACTTTGACAAACTTACAAAAGCCATTGAGGCAAATCTCGGTTCCGAGAACAAAGAACAAAACAAATCAAAATACCAAGACGACAGATTTTGGAAACCAGAATTAGATAAAACTGGTAATGGTTATGCTGTCATTAGATTTTTACCTGCAGTAGAAGGTGAAGATTTACCTTGGCAAAGAGTATGGTCACACGCATTCCAAGATGTTGGTGGTTGGTATATTGAAAACTCTTTAACAACACTAGGTCAAAAAGATCCTGTGTCAGAAGAAAATACTAGATTATGGAATACAGGACTTGATAGTGATAAAGAGATTGCTAGAAAGAGAAAAAGAAAATTATCTTACTACGCAAACGTATTAATACAATCAGATCCAAAGCATCCAGAGAACGAAGGTAAGGTGTTCTTATTCAAATTCGGTAAAAAGATATTTGATAAGATTACAGAAGCTATGCAACCGGCGTTTGAAGATGAGAAACCAGTCAATCCTTTTGACTTTTGGAAAGGCGCTAACTTCAAATTGAAGATTAGAAAAGTTGATGGTTATTGGAACTATGATAAGTCCGAGTTTGAGGCTGTGTCACCAGTTGCTGAAGATGATGAAAAAATCAAATCAATTTGGAAACAACAGCATCCTCTAAAACCTTTCCTAGACCCTAGTAATTTTAAAACCTATGATGAACTCAAAGAGAAACTGAATAGGACTATTACGGGTGTAAGAAGCACAACTACTGCTGATAAAGTAGACCTCCCAACTCAAAACAACAGTAGTGTGAAAAGTAATGAAGTCGCTTCGACTTCTGCTAGCGATGATGACGATACGTTATCTTACTTTAGTAAATTAGCAGAAGAGGAGTAATTCTCTCTCGCTTCATAAAACTTGAAAGGGCGGCTGAAAGGCCGCCTTTTTTATTATAAATATTAGTATGGCTATAAGCATACTCGATCCCTTAAAAGACGCACAAGGTGGTATTCGTAAGAGTGCCAATTGGTATAGAAAAACTGTTGCCGATTTAGGTGATAGAATTACTGCTAGAAAACTGATGAATAGTGGTAAATTAAATGGTATTCCAAGTAGAGGAAGATTAAATATGTTCTTCTATGACCCTAAATATAAACAAGTACTACCTTATTATGATAGATTTCCACTGGTGTTACCTTTACAAACAATACCAGGGGGGTTTATGGGAATGAACTTTCACTATTTGAGACCTTTACAAAGAGTAAGTCTATTAGATAGATTACAAAGATTTGCGTCAGGTGGTATGAGTAAGAATACAAGAATTGACGCAACCTATGATGGCGTAAAAAATATAGGTATTGCGAAAACAACAATTAAGAAATATCTATATGGTCACGTTAGATCAAGTTTTTTAAGAGTTGATTTTGATGAAGCAGCATTGGCAGTTATGTTACCTGTACAGCAATTTAAGAAAGGAAGTCCATACTAATGGCGATATTACGAGGCGGGAAAAGAATTGGTGGATTTGATATTAGAATTGGTTTACCAAGAGATAGAAGTTTAGATAACGTTGAATCTGATCCAAGATTAAGACAGAAAGCTGGTGGAAGTCCTGAAACTACAATGGGTAGATTTCAGTCTTATGTAAATGAGGCAGAAGGCTTTCAAAGAAAAGCAAGATTTTATGTCGAGTTTGGTTTACCAAATGGTGTATCTGCTGCAACACCTTTAGGTGATTTTGATACAGTTGACACATCAGGTCAGGAAGAATTACAAGGTTTCTCATCTAGTACACAATTAAGATCAATGATGTATGATAACACGAAAAGACGTGTTCAAGCATTTTGTAATGAAATTGCTATGCCAAATAGAGAAGCAACTACAAAAGAAATTAAACATAATGGTCCAGTAAGAAAATTTGTATATGATTATACATCTGCACCTATTACTGCTACATTTTACACTGACAAGTTTATGAGAGAAAGAACATTTTTTGAATTATGGCAAAAGGCAGCATTTAGTAATACAACACATAATATGAATTTCTATGATGATTATGTTGCACCTATTGATATATTTGCTTTAGGTAGTTATGCAAGTAGACAAGAAAGAGATGACATAACTTACGGTGTAAGATTATATGAATGTTATCCAAAAACAATAAGTGAAGTATCATTTGCACATACTTCAAACGATATTCAAACATTTACTGTAACATTTGATTTTAGATATTGGGTTAACTACTTTATTGATAGAGCGGGTGGTATCCAATTAGGAGAATCAGATTTTAAACAACCAACTGTAAAAAGAGCAGGCGGTGTATTTGGAGGATTAATTAGTAAACTACCACCAGAGATAAGAAGAGCTGGTAGAGATGTATTAAATGAGTTGAGAAGACGAGCACCAATCGGAAGAATAACAGGCGGAAGAGTCTTTCCACCATTTAAGATACCTCCACTAAATATATAAAAAATTAATAAGGAGATATAATGGCGTTACCAAGTGTAGAAGTACCACGATATGAGTTGACTTTACCATCGCAAGATACCAAAGTACAATTTAGACCATTTGTAGTAAAGGAAGAGAAAATACTATTGATGGCTATGGAATCAAAAGACAATAACGAGATAATTACAGCAACAAAAGAAATAATAAATGCTTGTACGTTTGAACAATTAGATGTAGATAAACTACCTATGTTTGATGTAGAATATTTACTACTTCAGATTAGAGCTAAATCAGTAGGTGAAATATCAAAATTCAAAGTTATTTGTCCAGATGATAAACAAACTGCAACAGATGTAGAAGTTGATTTATCAAAGATAGAGGTACAAGTTGATGATGAACACACTAACAAAGTTGTTGTAGATGAAAAAAGAAATTTAGGTTTAGTATTGAACTATCCATCACTAGAAATAACCAAGGCTGGTTTTGATGTGAACAAAACAGATGTAGATACAATGTTTAATGTAATCACATCTTGTATTGACCACATCTTTGAGGGTGAAAAAACATTTCCTGCAAAAGATAGTACAAGAGAAGAACTTAAATCATTTTTAGAAGAATTACCACAAAGTACATTTTTAAATATAAGAAAATTCTTTGATACTATGCCTCAATTACGACATGAGGTAGAAGTCACAAATCCTAAAACAAATGTAAAGAGTAAAGTTACATTTAAGGGATTACAAGATTTTTTTCAATAAGCCTCTCCCATAACAGCCTAGAGGCCTATTATGAAACTAATTTTGCGTTGATGCAACATCATAAATATTCATTGACAGAACTTGACAATATGATACCGTGGGAAAAGGAGATATATGTCAATATGTTAGTTAATTATATCAAAGAAGAAAACGAAAAGAGAAGACGAGAGGCTCAAAAATGATAGAACAAGGAAAATCAATAGTTAAAAATATATGGTATTTCTTAAAGTGTGAGATACCACAATTTATGTCTAACTGGAGATTGATACCAAGAGTTTTTATGTTGTTGTATGGATACGCATTTTATATGACAATGCAATGGTTTATGGCTTTACCAGAACCAAATAACGCACAAGCTGGTTTTGTATCAGTTGTTGTTGGTGCTGGCGCAGCGTGGTTTGGATTATATGTTAATGGAAAACCAAGTAAAATAGATACACAAAAATAATATGGCACTACCAGTAGTAGATATAGAAGATACAGAAGTAAAAGGTCAAATTAATGAAGCAGTAAAAGATATTGCAAATACAATATTTAATACTGCAAGTATATCTATTACTGCCGCTGCTAAATCAGTTGTACCAAGTATACCTCAAATGGTACAAGAAATAACAGATGATTTAAGAGCAGGACCAGTAAATAGATTTTCTCAAGGTTTAGAAAAATTAGATAAACTATTAGATAATTTTGGCAGTGATATAAAAGATTATAGTGCAGAACTTGCTAACTTTGTAAAACAAAGAGAAGTAAGAATTACTAAATCAGAAAAAACTATAAGAGAATTAAGAGAAAATAATGTAAAAGCTGAAATTAATAATATGGGTGAAGTGATAATTTTATCTAAAACACAAATAGAAACAAGAGAAAGACAATTAAAAGCAGCAGAAGATTTAATTAAAACAGAAAAAGATAAGATTGCTACTAATCAAAAATTAGTACAAGAAGAAACTGGTAACACAAAAGCCAGACGAGATGCTATTATTAAATCACAAAACACAATTATAGAAAAAGAAAAAGAAAGAACCAAGTTATTAGATAGTCTTAATAAAAAAGAAGAACAAGATAGTGAAGCAGCACGAATGACAATTAGAGAACGTGCTGGTAATTTTGTCGAAGAATATGTACCAGATGGATTGAGAGATATCGGAAATACATTTATGGAAGGTTTGATGGCACCAATTAATGCTGTAAAAGATTTGGGTAGAATATTTGGAGGTTTATTAAAACCATTGAAATTATTACCTAAACTTTTGAAAGGATTTACAGTTGGTTTATTAGGCGCTCTTGCGGCGATGGTACCATATTTACTTATTGCTGGTGCGGTAGTAATTGCGATTATTGCTTTGAAAAAAGGATTTGATTTTTTAAAAGAAAACATTGATACTGTAAAAGAAAAGTTAAGTAATTTTGCTGATGCTATTATGGAAATACCACAAAAAATTAGTGATTTCTTTAGTAATATATTTACAAAGATTAAAAACTTTTTTATAGATGCTATCAATAGTGTAATTGATTTAGTTAATAAGATACCTGGTGTAGATATACAAAAAATAGAAAAAGAATTACCAAAAGAAGAAAAAGAAAAACAAGAAGCTGTATCTGCTATGAAAAGTGATGAGGCATATAGTGTACCAGAAACTCAAATTATTACTGCACCTGGAAGTAAAATTGTAAGTGAATCAAAATTACCATTTAGTGTAAATAAAAAACCAGAAATGTTAACACCTCCTGTTGATACATCTAATACAAATAATGCTACAATTATAGATAACTCTGTTAAATCAACTATGCAAAATAATTCTACTACAACTGGTGGATTAAATGGTACACGTGATTATGATTTGAAAATATTAGATCAGATGTATAGTAACGCTAGTGCTTAATAAGGACCTAAATCTTTTTCTGTAATCAATTTAAACTCTGCGTTATTGTCTTCACAATAAGACTTTGCGGCTGACCACTTCGCTTGATTTTTAATATACTCAAAACTCTCACGCATAAATGCTCTTGTTTTCTTTTTAGGTGTCTTTGGTGGTTTACATTGACGAGATGGTTTGATTTCAATAAGAAACTTTTTACCTTTGATTGTCTTTACAATGAAGTCAGGATAGTATGAATGATATTTTTTATCAATCGGATTGAAATATCGTATGGATAATTCTTCACTTGCCCAATTTACAATATCAGGACTGCGGTCGCAGTGTAACATAAACTTACGCTCTAACAGTGAACGATAGACTATTTTAGACGGGTCGCCAACATATTTTTTAGGGTTAGAAGGGCGATATAAACCTTTATATGACTTCTTCATTGTGTTATAAATATTATCATTACAAGGATATTTAGATGAGTTTTACAAACAAAGTTTCAAACATAATCAAACAAAGAGTTGCAAGTAATCTTATTAGTGGTTTCAATAATTCAATTAGTGGATTTGGTCAACCTAAAAAACTTGCGGCTAAACTGGCGAACAAATCACCACTAGACTTATCAAAAAGTCCTGTTTCACATATGGAACCAGTGAATAATAGTTTTTCATATGGTAGTGTATATTATCCACAAGAAACAAGTAATCTTGGTGATGGACATTATATTATTTTCGACATTA